ATAATATTGATTATGTTGTAAGTAGTGGTAGCCTAACTCTTGATATTGAGATGGGCGGAGGCATTCATCCTGGCATCGTTCGCTCCTCTGGAATTACCGAGGGCGGGAAGACAAGCAATGCCTTGTCATTTGCTCGCAACTTCCAAGCTCTGCATCCTGAAAAAGGCTGCATTATTTATATCAAGTCAGAAGGCCGTCTTAGCGAGAATATGGTTTCCCGTTCTGGCGTAAACACTGATCCTAGCAAGTGGCGCGTAATTCCTACAAATGATTACGAGTTTGTGACGGATACCATGCGAGAACTTATCAAGAACAATGATGATGGAAATATTTATTTCTTCATAATTGATAGCTTGGATGCGTTGGTTCCAAGAAACGACTTGGCAAAATCAGCAACTGAGGCCAATAAGACCGCTGGAGCGGCATTGCTTACGGCTGATCTTCTTCGTAAGATGGCGGCGGCATTCTCTTCCAGAGGTCATATTTGCTTTCTTATCTCTCAGGTAAGGTCTTCCATCAAGATCAATCCTTATGAAAAGGGCGATCCCAAGGTTACCAATGCAAGCGGCGGAAACGCTGCCTTGCACTATTCAGATTGGATCTTAGAATTCCAACAACGCTGGAATAAAGATTTTATTTATGCTAATGCCAAAGGCGAGGGTAATCCTGTGGGCCATTGGTGTAAGATTGTCTTTAAGAAGACTCCTAACGAAAAATCTGGTAGAGAAGTACGATACCCAATTAAATATGGCAGAACCAATGGTTCAAGCGTTTGGATTGAGTATGAGATTGTTGACCAGCTTCTAGCTTGGGAGTTCGCTCACGCCAAGGGCGCTTGGATTACCATCACTGACGAGCTAATTAAAGAACTAGCTGACAACAATCTTGAGTTTCCAAAGCAGCATCAGGGAGAAGCTAATCTAAAGAACTTCTTGGAAGAGCATTCCGATATTACTAAGTATCTATTTAATAAGTTTATTAGTGTGCTCAAGAAATGAAACTCTTTAATATATATGGTAAAATTGTAAATAAGAATGTCTCTGAATATCTTATTGATTGGGATGCCAGTTCTCGTTCTAAAATACAATTTAAAACCAAGCAATTCCTTAAGAATTATTGGAAGAACCATATAGTCTACGAAGAATTTCCCGTCTTTGGATCTCTGTTGAAAGTTGACATTATCAATGCAACACGCAAGATTGCTGTGGAAGTTCATGGTCCGCAGCACTCTTCTTACAACAAATTCTTTCATGGCGAATCTAGATTGAATTATCTTAAATCAATCAAAAGAGATGTCGCAAAAGAAAATTGGCTTACCTTGAACAAATTTGTCCTGATTGAAATATATCATGACGAAGTAGACTCCTTGAACGCAAGCTTCTTTAAAGAAAAACATAATATCACTCTCTGATGTCGATCTACTCCTTACAACTAGAAAAATATCTCCTATCTGCCCTAATTAAGCATCAAGACGCTTTTGCAGATATAGAGAGCTTTATTACCGAAAATGATTTCGTCAATGATGTTCATTATACAATCTTTTGTGTGTATAAGGACACATACAACAAGGGCGAGACTATTGATAAAGTTCTAATAGCCCAGAAAGCAAAAAATCTCGGCATCACATTTAAAGATCAATCTGTTGATGTATTTAATTATGTTAATAGCATTTGTCTTATCCCAACAACAAAGGGAGGATTGATTGATTCCGCTAAAGAGCTTCTTAAGTTTAGGGTAAGAAGAGAGCTAGAGGAGACTGGCGAGGAGATTAAGAAGTTCGCGCATTCTTGTGCCGAAAAAGAACTTGAGGAGATCATTACTGAAAGCGATCAGATCTACAATAAAAATATATCTCCATATACTCATAATAGTAATAAGCCAGAAGACATCACCTCAAATACAATCGAATTAATTGAGGAGCGAGGAAATAATCCAATTAAAGAAACTGGTCTTGAAACTCCATACCCCAACTTCAACAGATTGTATGGCGGCGTAAGACCCGGAAATCTATATGCTTGGGTTAGCCGACCAAAGCATGGTAAATCTACAATCTTGAATGATTTGGCTATCAAGACTACAACTATTAATCCTGGTTGTAAAGCTCTTGTTCTTGACACCGAAATGTCTACTCAAGATATGAAGTTTCGAGTTGCTTCTTCTATAACTCAAATTCCCGTTTGGTATCTAGAAACTGGCAACTGGAAAAAAAGCCCAAATTTATACAAACTTTTCCAAGAAAAGAAAAGTGAAATCTTAAAGATCCAAAACCAAGTAGATCACGTTCAGGTTTCTGGAAAGCCAATCCATGAAGTCATATCTATTATCAAGAGATGGTACTTCGCGAAGGTAGGTCGCGGCAATCCATGCGTTGTTATTTATGATTACATTAAGCTCACTGGAGAGTCTGATAAGAATAAGCAAGAGTATCAATTGATTGGAGATAAGGTAAACTCTTTGAAAGAGCTATGCTCAGAACTTAATATTCCAATTCTAACAGCTTGTCAATTAAACCGCAGCGCAGAGAACGGAGTTGACGATAGTAGTGCTATTTCTCAATCTGACCGCTTGCAATGGTTCGCTTCATTTGTAGCCATCTTTCGTAGAAAAACTGTAGAGGAGATTGCTGACGATGGAGAAGAGTTTGGCTCCCATAAACTTATTCCTCTTGCAACAAGATTCCAAGGCAAAGATTCCGCTGGTCATCACGATCTAGTTAGAATCAAAGAAGGCAAGAAAATAAAATATGCCCCAAATTATGTAAGCTTCAATATTCAGAACTTCAATGTAGAAGAGAAGGGAACTCTAGAAGATATTATTTCTGCTAGAGCTTTGCGACCTGAGTTGGATGATTCTGGAGATGGTGAAATTCTATGAACGACTGCGAATCTGTTAGGAGGATTCTTCAAGACATTGGGTATGTATTAACGGATAATGGTAGAGAGTTTAGAGCTAAACCTCTTTATCGAGATTCCGATAACGATAGCGTACTCAGAATATGGAAGAATTCTGGGCAATGGGTAGACTTTAAAGAAAACAAGAGCGGCTCTTTAGAAGAGCTTATTCGGCTTACTTTAAAGTTAAAGTCCATAGAAGAAGCCAAACAATGGATAGGCACTAAAGGCATTTCAATAAGCAATGAGGAAATTGAGAAGCCCAGAGCCATCACAAAACAGATTCAGTATTTTGAAAAGTCTCTACTGCTTAAGCTTACAAAAAATGACGACTACTGGAATAATAGAGGCATCTCATCTTCCACCTTAGCGCCATTTAATGGCGGAGTCGCCACCACTGGCAAGATGTACAATAGATACACATTCCCAGTTTTTGACAACAAAGATAATATCATAGGCTTTTCAGGAAGAGATGTCGCTCCCCTTTCCCTAGAGGGGCGTCCAAAATGGAAACATATTGGAGACAAGAAAGAGTGGGTTTATCCTTTAAAAGTTAATCTTGAAGACATCAAAAAATGTAAAAAGATAATTCTTCTAGAAAGTATTGGAGATATGCTTGCTCTTAGAGAGAATGGCATTAATAACTCTATAGTTACATTTGGACTTAATGTATCGGCAAAAATTATCTATAGCTTGATAGCCCTAAATCCAGACAAAATAGTTATTGCCTTCAACAATGACTCTGGCAATAATGGAGCAGGAAATGAAGCTGCTATATCTGCAAAGAATAAGCTTCTTAATTATTTTGATCGCAATCAGATTTCCATTAATCTTCCTGTAGGAGCAAAAGATTTTGGAGATTTAAATTTGTCTGATAAGAATAAAATACAAGAGTGGTATAAAACAACATGAGCACGACCAAAGAAAAAGTAAAGCTTAGCGCAAGCAAAATCAAGACTATTGAAAGCTGTAGCTGGCTGTACTACTCCAAATATATTCTTAAGTATCCTGATATTTCTAATTCTGGAGCTTCAAGAGGAACTATCTGTCATTTAATTTTTGAGCTTCTTCTCACCGATAGGCACAAGAAGTATTTTGAAGACTTATGTTCTGGAAAAGCTGGAGTAATAAAAAATCCGGCAATCCATAGACTCATCCTAAAAAATGCCAAAAAATTAAAAGTAGATGATGAAGAAAATCTAGATCTAATCTACAACATGATTCAGACAGGCTTGCAAAGCGACTTCTTTTGTCAAGGAGCACTTTTAGTTGAAGCTGAATCTGAGTTTAAACTAGAGGAAGAGAATTACATCATTAATGGCTTTATTGACAAGCTCGCCAAGTTTGGAGATGACAATTATAAAATTTACGACTATAAGTCTAGTAAAGGAAAATTCTCTAAGGAAGAGATAGATTTTAACCTTCAGAACTTGATGTATTCTTTGGCGATTTTCAAAACCAAAAAGCATATTCCTGACGTTTGCTTTATCTTTCTAAAGTTTAAGAAACAGCCTCTTCAAGAGGCCCCAAAACCCACAGAAGAGCAACTTAATGGATTCAAAGAGTATCTATCTTATGTGGCTGGATATATTTCTGAATTTGACGAGAAGAAATCTATTGAAAATCTAGCTGCTAGTTCTCCGAAAAAGAAATGGATGTGCGGAAGCGATGTTCAGGGTAAATGGATTTGCCCATCTAGGCTTCCAGCCAGCTATTACATGGGCTACGATAAAAATGATAAATTTATCAAGTCTTCTTTAAATAGAGAGTCCTTATTCGAAGATAAAAACATAGCTCTAATAAATAAAGTAGATTATAAGGGCTGCCCATTCTGGCGTAAAGATGATCCAACTTTTTGATTGACTTCTCTTTCGGATGAAGCATGATAGCGTATGGAGTATTCAGCCATACCGCTTTTTAAATCTCATTATAGCCTTGGCAAGTCCATCTTGACGCTTGCTAAGGCTGGCTCAAGCGAGGCTGATGAGCCAAGCTCAATAATAGACATAGCAAAAAAGCTGAATCTAGAGAATCTACATCTAGTAGATGATTCCATCTCAGGGTTTCTAGAAGCTTATAAGTCTTGTGAA